TTGTTGGCATACAAACCATTAGCTAATGTAGTACCTGTATATACGCCTGTGATATTACTGGCCAAGTCAACACCAAGTAATATAACATTAGATGTGTTGCCACTATCTACTGTAGTAAAGACTGGTAATTGGGAGATTTTAATTGTTGACATTTATTATCCTAATATGATTAGATATCCGTTTTCTGTTGTTATTGAATTGCCATTTTGGTCTGTAATTTCAGGGAAATATTGAGTACCAACTGGTCCAAAAATTTGTATGTATGCACCTGTGGCCACATAGGTTCTATTAACTGTTAGATATGAATTTGCATTTGAAGTTAAGTTAGAACTCAAATGTATAATGTTATTGATATAATCTACACTCGATACAGTACGTGAAGTGTTGTTTGCAACTGTTATTGAATCACCGGCACGTACAATATCCATCAATGGGTACATAGTATTACTATAGAAACCACCATTAACCAGATTGTATGAGCCTGTTAGTGACTGTATATTTATTTGATTGTTGCCTGAATGTCCTGTAACCACAGCCACATTCGCAAAAGAAGTCCAAACATTATCCGATATAACAATATTATTTCCTGAATCACCTGCACCAACAGAGATAACTTGTGAAGAAATTATATCACCTGCCGTTGTTGTCATCGTGAATAAATCACCAACATATATGATGTTGGTCAAGTTTGCACCAGACAAATTGGTAAATGTGATAATGTTATTACTCAATGCCCCTTGAATAGTTGCACTCGCTGCAGCTGCACCAGTATAATACTCTAATGTAGAACCTGTATTCAATACATCAATCATAGAAGAATTAGATGTATTTGCTGAACGCATAGAGAATCTACCAACCAATTGCATACCAGCTGGATGTAATAGGTTCAATAGGGTACTTCTATACTTTTCAATCTCTTTTTCTACAGTAATCTCATATGTGTATGCATTGTATTCTGTACTCTGTAACACATCAAACGAACTTGGTTGTCCTGATGTGTCCAAATATTGGCCTTGGCCAATCGTTAGACCATTCAAAAAGGCTGAAGTTGCTAATGCAGTACCATCACCATATGATATCAAGTTTGGTGTATAACTATTAGTAATGTTCATATGAATATTTTTTTGGTAAATATTCAATGGCAAATTAAAGTTAGGTACAGAGTTGTAATTAAATACTCTTAGTGTATATAAAGATTGTGTTGGATCGGCATAAGGTATTAAACCTGTTGCTGCAGCCACAGTTGCCAAATAGGTTGAAGTATTCAAAGAAGAACCTTGATATACAATATCACCTTCTTGTGGTAAACTTAACAAAGAAACATTGGATACTACAATGTCCTGTATCTTTAATGATACATTTGGAGCTGCAATATAATCTTGTCCATAGTCTGAAATGTTAATTGTTGTAATAGAACCAACACGGTCTACAGATGTACTGAATACTGCACCTTGACCTAAAATACCAGGTACAACTAAAGAAGCATTAGCTGCTTGTGTGTTTGCTGACACAATCGTTACTGTTGGCAAACTACTCGACTGATAACCTAAACCACCTAATGGGAAATGAGGTACAGTTTGATTGCCTGGATATACATAACTAACAGTAGTAATTACACCTTTAGCATTAGTTGTGTTTGATACGGTTACATTTGCATATGCACCATAACCAGAACCACCGGAAATAATTATAGTATCGTTATTGGTATAACCTTGACCACCATTTACAATTTGTATTGGTGCCAGAATACCTAGTGCACCCAAGTCGGCTTCACTACCAATTTCTGTGGTGTATACCGAATTCGCCGTAATGGTAGGTTGTTGCGTGATACCGCCACCACCATTTTCAACCAATACGGATGATATTGGATATGTGGTCAGATTAATAAATGTAAAGGCATTGGCCAATGATGTGTTGGCATTTGCGTGTGCATTATTTGAAAAATTATACTGTGTATTGCCGATTGTAATGTATTGTTTAAGTGCAATCGAATCTACTGGAATTAATGATACGTTTGCCACTACAGATGGTGCTGTGTTTAGACCACCAATCTGTGCCATTGCACCGCCACCATTTAAGATATTGATATTGGTATTTGGATAGACCTGATAACCATAACCACCAGACACCAAGTTAATACGTTGAATAGAACCGGAAGTAACAGAACCAACTGTTGCAGATGCACCATGGCCTGTAGGTGAATTCAGACCACCATATAATACGACTGGATTTCCTGGTTGATAGAACAAACCACGGTTATTAGGACTAATATTGACCGAACTAATCTGACCTACAATCTTGGCTCTTAATAGATTGCCATTAAAATATACAGGTTGATTGTTTGAATCTACAATGTGAGCATACTCACCTGATTGAAACAGACGTTCGATATTAGAAATGAATACTTCGGTCTTCACACCTTCTTGTACTATGTTCTCAATAGTTGCCAATGATTTGGTAGTTTCACCGAATACTCTATAACTTCCGTTAGTTGCATTGGCCAATGTTAGATAGTTTGGATCGTCCGAAGCCAATGACAAACTCTTTGGAACATACCATGTACCAGCCGATGGTTTAAATACGGCATCTTCTGTATAGAAGTATTCAAAGTCGGAATCGTATAGTATTCTAAACAAAAATTTGTACGATGCTGGTGTACCTTTTGTTTGGTACAATTGTCTTGCCACCTTGATGGCTTTATCTTGACTGATTAAAGATTCTGCTGGAAAATTAGGCAGAAAATCATTAACGAAGTATTGTAAGAATTGATCCGTTGTGGTATCAACATCACGATAGTTCAATAGGTTTTTGGCACCATCTATTGCATTACCTGATTGTTCCATCCATTCATAGTATGCCTGTAAGAATGTAATGAACTTGGCGTAGTCAGGATTATCCCTGATGAAACCAGGTAACTGGAATGGTACCAGTACAGAGGTCTTTTGGTTATTTGGTATCATTTACTATTAACTCTTTGCAGATACATTAACTATAATGGCCAATGGATCATATGGATCTACTGTAATAATTTTATTGTATGTAGAAGAAACAATTGTAGTTGTTGGATTTACACTAATGATTAATTGTCCTAATGGATTATCTATGTTCAATGGACTAAACGAATTCAAAGTAATAATACCGTTAGTATAGTCTACTGTACCAACATTGGTATTGAAGATAGTCTTAACGTTATTAGCTGTATTATAATATGACCTTAAAGTACCGTATTGTCCTTGTAGTGTTACAGTAGCTGCACCGTTTTGACCCGTCGAATCACCAACAGCTGGTGTAATGGTTACCGATGCTTGTGTATAATTATTACCAGAATTTGTTACTGTAATAGAATTAATCTGACCATTTGGATTGATTGAGGCATAGGCCGTTGCGCCTGTACCGTCACCTAGTATAGTGACTGTTGGTGTAGACTGATAACTAAATCCAGGGTTAACCAATTGAATTGAATCAACACCATATGTGGTAACAGGAACTTCTTCTATGTATATACCATCAATCACGTTTGCTGGATTGGTTGGGTCTTTGAATTGCATTGCAGGTGAACTACTGATACCACTCAATAGAATACCACGTTGTAAAGGCACACCAAAATTTAAACTATATGTTGTAGGTGTGGTCAAGTTAGGGTAGAATTTCTTTTGTAATTGAATAGAAAATTCAGCCGTGATAATAGATTGGTCTGCATTTTGAATTGCAGTTTGTAACTCATACGAATTAAAGGTAGAGTTAAATGTATTCAATGTACTTGTCGCAAAGTTTTGTATTGCAGACACAACAGCACCTTGAACTTGATTTGATGTTAAGTTTGTTTGTGTTGGATTATATAAAACATTAACATTTAATTTGATGTATGTGTAATCAGGATCTACCACAGTTGGTTGCACCGTCAATACAGATACTGGTGCAATAACTTCATTGATAATTCTTTGCTTTTGTGTATTGGTTAATGAATATGCACCTGTTGGTTTCATAGACACAAACACTTGGCCATATACTGGTGGGTTGTTTTCTTCTCCACCCCATACATTCACCGCATCAAATGAATAACCTAACTGGTTCTGTTGAATCAATGTGATGTAATCTTCTTTACTTACTGCACGATTTTGTGATGAGTATGCCTTAGGTGCCTGGAATTTGATAGATGCAATAGATTCTTTGTCACCACCTTGTGATGCAGGTGTTACCGGCGTAATAATAGTGGCATAACCACCTATTGTATTCATTAATGAAAAATTATTTGCACCGGCTGATGATGTACCTTGGGATGATAGATAATTTACTCCAACAACATTACCATCAGATAGTTGTTGACCTAATACACCATCACCAAAAACAATTTGGTAATATCCATTAATACCTTCTTGTAGAAAGTAAACAGGACTCGTTGAATCTAATAGTAAATAATCTTTAGCCAAAGTAAAGATTTGATATGATGCATTAGAACTGGTCTGTTGTACTGATACTTGTAGTGTAGTTGTATCAATCTGTGTATCTGGTATTTCAAATGTGTAAGTTGGATTTGTAGTTGAATCTACAGTAAAACTATATGATGCAGGCACACCTTGTTTCAATTCAATATTGTTGAAGTATACTGTATTGTTTGATGAGGTATTGACTGTAGTAGCTTCGGTAGTAATGAACGTGTAGTTAACACCATCAACCGATTCAGATAAGAATTGTGTATATTGTGGTAGAGTTAATGAAGATGCCGTTACTCCATATACATTCATACTGATTGTGGCAGTAGGACAAATGACAGATTTTGGTGTGTAATCAAGTGCTTTTGCTTGTGAAACTACGGAACTTCTTTGCAATGCGGTGTCCAAAAACATCTCATTGGCAACCATGTTTAGATAGAACGCATTATATTGTGTGTTATATGCCAATACATCCAACAAAGTTGATAATGCAGAACCCGCATAGTCATAGTCTTTTAATATATTTTGGCTTTGCAGATACTGGATAAAGTTTGACTTGATATTATTAAAATCAAGGTCAGCCAGTTGAATATTTGAATTTGCTGTTCCCATTTATCGGTCTCTTTGTAATAGTAGATTTACTGCTGTTGGTGTCGTGTTGTTACCAATAAAGAAGGTAACTCTTGCAAAGAAAGCATTTTGGTCTTCTTGTGCGGTTACAGATATATCAGAAATTGTGGCTCTTGGTTCAAAATTCTCAAGTACGTTCTGAATTTCTGTTTCAATAATACTGGCAGTAATTGGAGAAATATTTTCAAACAATAAAGCGTTTATATTTGATCCTAATTCTGGTTGAAAAGGTCTCTCATAAAAATTAGTCAATAACAAATTTCTGACTGATGCAATAACTGCTTGTTCATCATACCTCAAAGCAACGTCGCCTTTACCGGGTTGACGGTTAAAAGTAAGGTCTATGTCTGAGTATATCTTTTTTAGTGTGGCCATTCTTTATTTATAGTAGCTAGGAGTAAAAACGCTTTTAGGAACTCATGGAAGCGCTCCGAAAATTTCTAGCCCCGGACGAGGATTTCGAAATTTTAGTTAGGTGCGCCAGTATTACCACCTTGAGCATCCGGATGTGTATGGCCAACTAAACTAACAGGTTCGCCACCACCAAGAACATCAACATTACCAATTACCTCATTAAT